GAAAGGTTTTCTGCACCATAGAGATCGTGAGAAACACAATAGTCTACAAAATCATCCCATACGTAAGCTGAGCCACAACGTACACGTTCTTCATCGATTTGCTCGATAAAGGAGATGCCAGAGTGGAGTACGGTTCCCTTGAAATCACCAGTGAGTAGAAGGTTACTACCCCCACCGAGAATCAGTAGTGGATAGTCCTCTTCCTTCAAGGAGCACACAAGTTCCTGTGCTTCCTCTACTGATTCGTATTCAACAAAACGCTGACATTTGGCATCAATGCCGAAGGTATTATGCTTTAGTAGACTATAGTTATGCTCTATTTTCATGTTTCTGATATTGTTTTTGCGTTTCCCTTTGTTCCTATTTATAGAAAGGTGTTATTCTTTATGAATCAGATAATCCATAACAATAACATGAATAGCAGGTGCTTCTTAATAAAGAAAGACCCACTACCAAGATAGGCAGGGGTCTGTTCGTTAATAAGCTACAACCTTCTCTAAGCGCCAGCTCTTACCATTCTGCTTAAAGATGAGCTGCGTTTCAGCGCCATTAGACAACCCACGGAAGGTAACAATCCTGCGGTCAGTGTCTGAATACTTCTGACCATAAAGGATGTTATAAATCATTACGTGTGGAAGTTCTGGTAAGAAAGATGACCATTCTTCGGCAGGGATAGTCGTGTTGACTACATTTGTCTCCTCGCCATTAGGGTCTGGACCTGAATAAGCTAATGAACTCTTCACAGCCCCTTTACCACCATTTGCGAAGAAGTGTGACAGGAAGGTATAGAAAGATGCGTTATAACTATCCTTGAATGTGATGTTACGAATCTGATTCAACTTCCAGCTACCATCCTGATGATCGAACCAATACTGCTCTATCGTACCTCTCTTTAAATGTATCTTCTCAACGATGACACTATCCAAGTCGGTAGACTTAGAGAACTTCATCTGTTTCTCATTGTCAAAGATAAGTGTGTAATAGCCCTGTTTGCGGAAGAAATAATCCATCTTCCAGTTTCCACGAGTCAGCTCCGTAGTCTTTGTACCATTGACTACAGGCAGTGGGAACTTAATACGATTCATCTGCAACTTCTTATTAGCAATAAAGTTGAAGAAGAAGTCGTCAAACAATTGGTCTGCTGCCTTTGGCATAGGAGTAGCAGCAATCACCTCCGTGGCAGAGTCAACACTATCTACAGTGTCAGTGTCTTCTGTTGCCGTAGAATCAGTAGTTGTACTGTCATCGCCATCAACTTTCTTGCTTGTGCAACCTGTAGTAACAGCTACCATAGCTACACAAACACACACAATAAGTAAAAAAGCTTTTTTCATACTCTCTTTTTATTCATCTCAAATTTCCTGCAAATGTACAATATTTAACCTAATGAACGTAACTATTTGATTTTCAGTATAGTTTCAAAAGTCGTTCTAGTTTCGGTTCTTGTCGTCCATTTCCATACAACGCACAAAGTTAGACATTAATTTACAACCTACCAAATTAAAGAGTTAAAAAAAGTAGCCTAACTTCTCAGCCAAGCTACTCTATCAGTTAACAATATAAAATTTAAGTATGAAAGTAAAGGGTGGTACTATTGAGGAATTAAACCCAGCTCCTTAAGTCTCTCTATGGCACGTTCTTTAGTCTCTGGGTCTTCTAGTGCTACATCTAAATTCTCTATAGTCTTCATAGATTTTTCAATACGTACCTCTTTCTCTACTACCTCTTTCAAGCCCTTTAAGTTCTTTAACAGTTCCTCATACATTTCTACCTGTTCCTCTACCTTCTTAACAAGTCCACCCAGCTCTAAAGGTCTTTCATCTGTCACCTCAGCTAGGTATGTTCCAAAGTACTTGTTACGTTCCTGCCTAGTGGTCTTGAAAAGGTCTGCTACAGTCTGAAAATCTTTAGACTCGTTCTTTCTTCTTACTACTATCATGTTTACTGTCGCCGTTTATAGTGTGCCACCACTTCTTAATTAATACTTTATTGTTTTGTGTAGTGCAAAGTTAGTACGTCCTAGGTGGTCTTGCAAGTATTTAGGTCTTTGTAATTACGTGCGCTTAAAAATACTAGGTAGGGACATAAAAAAAGAGGGGCTATTATACTGCCCCTCGTGTCTAATTTGCTCTTACACTGTCGATAATCTGTTTTATTTCACCCTCTACATATTCAACACCTTTATACAGTTCTATCTTACTTAGATAGTCGTTAAGTGTTTCCTTAGTTCCAGCCCCTATACTCTTAAATAGCTTACAGTACATTGTCTTGTCTAAGCTATCAGTCTTTGCCTGTCCTTGGAATCTATAGCCCTCATTATTCAATACTTTATAGGCTATTGCTAGGTACAGTTTATTAGACTTCATTTTAGTTAGTGTATTATCTACTAACATTAGGTAGGCTGTTAACTCTTTTTTATGTTCTACTATGCTGTTGTCTATGTCAGTGTATTTATAGTTGGATTCCTTTACTTCCTTTAGTACACCACATTCTAGTAGGGCTTTTATTAGTTTCTCATCCCTCAACATAGCAGGGTTAAATTCAAACGTCTTACCCGTTACTTTAATATTTTTCACCCTGCACTATCACTAGTACTACGGCTTTTTTAATCTTCTAATTATACGATTTAAGTTAATAATAGGCGGTACATCTCAGCTCCCACCCTGTTAATACTCTCGACTACTGAACTTACTTCTATACTTCTGTTCTTCATCATACCTGCAAAGGTAATGATTTCCTACCTAATTAGTTGTCTCGGATTGTACTAAAAAGAGTTAAAAAAAAGATAGTCCGTGATACCCTATACTAGATACCACGGACTACAAAGACCTATTCTACTTCCTCTTTCTTATCCTTATCTTCTCCCTGTTCATTCAGTTTCTTAATGATTGCCTTGTTAGTGCTAATCTTATAGGCCTCAAACTTCTCTTTAAGTATCTGAGTAATTCCAAAGACAGCCCCAGCAAAGGTAATCCCAAGACTTAAGAATCCGAGTATAGAGTTCTCAATTAGGTGTAAGATAAAGAAACTAAAGAAAGCTAAGACAACACCACTAATTATTAATAGTACGGCTGTCATGTAACTTACTAGGTCTCTGTGTTCTCTCTCAAATTTCATAGTAGTTTAGTATTTGTTAGTGTAGATGTTCCAATAGTTACCATCAAACAAGACACTTAGGACTCCGATATAGTTTGCAGGTAATACTAAGTCTCCCTGTATTATACCGTTACTTGTATAGTAGAGAATTGGGTAGTTTGAATTGCTAACCACCTTAATAGTCCCCTTACTTCTCTTATATATTCTATACTCTTGTCCTGTCTGTAGTGTCTGAGGTGGTAGGCCGTGTTTCTTCTGCCACGCTATTTTATCAGATGTTGTAAAGTCCCCCTGTAGTTCACCCTTACTTAAGCTATCATCATCTGGCAGTACTAAGACCGTATTACCTGCACCTTCCTTAGTCATCTGTGGGGGGCTAGCAGTTTCACCGTTAACTATGATATTCTGTACATAAGTGTCTAAGTAGGTTGTACCAGAACTAACATAAGTAGTAGCGTATCTCATTCCTGCTACACATCCATCTGTCACACTTAGGGCTACTGTATTATGTAGGGGGTCATGCGAAGGGCTACTAATACTTATTGCTGTCTGACTATTACTAACTATGTCTAAGTTAATATCTCTACTGTAGGGGCTAATTGCAACCTTACTATAGATACCTTCCTTCTTTATCGTCTCATCAACCCTAGTAGTAAGTCCGTGGGAATGTATCTTAGTTTCTACCGTCTCATTATCCACATCCTTAACAGTGCCTTGATAAAAAAAACCACCCTCGCCTACCTTATATATACCTGTGGGACTTTCAATATAACGGGTCTTAATCTTACCATTCTCAAACAGGGCCGTCTCTGTGTTGCCATTTCTAACCTTTACACGCTTTGCATCTAGGATTACATCTCCATTTCTAACTTTGGCCTCTATAAGGTCCGCACTTTGTTTTAGGTAGGACTCAGTACTGTTAATCCTTACTACTTTCAAACCTGTTAAGGCAATACTCCAATCTCTAGTAGTGTCCTGTCCTGCTTGGTGTGCGCTTTCAAAGTATATTCTTAAGTAGTTATCCTTTACATCTACTACCCTGCTTACCTCACTACCGCTAATAATGTGTGCAGGCTGAGAATAATCTATAGGGGTTTGTGTTCCTGCCTTATTATCAATCTCCACAAATAACCTTACATCTGCTGCACTGAGGTAGGGTGTAAATCTAACCAAGTACTGACCGTTTGGAATTGCATAACTGTTACTATCAAAAAGTACTGTATAATCAATATCCTGTAACTGTCCCCCTGCCTTGCTAACATTATAGGTCATAGTTACCGTGTCTGTGCTGTGGTTGTAGGATATACTTTGCGCTGGGTGGTGGTCGTTGGGAAAGTTCTGTACAAAATCAAATCCTACCCTGTTCCTGCTATAGTAATTATATAGGTCACTGCTACTAGGACTCCAACCTGTCGCTATATTTCCTTCCTCTACCTTGATGTCCCAGAACTTTATACTTTCATACTTAACACCATCACTATAGGAATTTAGTCTTAGTATGTAGTGGTCGGTGGTAGGGCAGGTAAAGGTCCACACGCAATCACTCTCTGCATTCTCACTAGTAAAAAGTAGGTTATCAGATTTACCACATAACCACACTGTAAAAGACTTATCTCCCTGTCTCTCATGTCCCCTAGCTAAGATACCATCACTCTTTAACTGTAGCGTGTATTTCTTACCTGCCTCTAACAATTCACTAGTAACACCTCTATAGTAAAAATATCCGTCTTTGTCTTTGCTAGTGTGTAGTAGTGGGGTAGGCTGTCTAAAATCTATAACACCATTTAATAAGTTCTGACCTCCAACACTAAAATCCCTAACGGTCTCTTCAACCCTCGACACCTTACTTTCCGTTTCGCTAGCTGTCTGTCTGAGTGTGTTAATGTCTCGTGTAGTGGTATTCTTAAGGTTATCTAGTTCTGTCCTTGTCCCTGCTACTGTCTGCTCTATACTACCTGCTTTCTGTGTGAGACTACTAATACTACTTTCTGCCTGCCTTATCTTTCCTGTTACGGTATCTAGGTTGGACTTATTACTTTGTACCTGTGTTTTGATAGTATCTGCCGTCTGTGTTAGTTGCGTTACCTTATTCTCAACAGTTCCTACCCTACCTGTGACATTATTAATACTCTGCTTTGTGTCTTGTACTTGTGCCTTGATTTGGTCTGTAACACTAAAAACGGTACTAGGTAGGACTGTAACAGGGATAGTATAAGAGTCTACCAGCTTATCACCGCTTAGCAGGTTAAAGGTAAATGTAGTCTGTCCTGTGTATGGTAGGGTCTGTGTATGCTTAAATAATCCTTCCCTGTTAATCCCAATAAGTCCACCATTATACTGTATTTTTTTAGCAGGTGTATTATCAGAACTCACTCTACTAGCACTACTACCTACTACCTCAATCAGTCCTAAGTCAATGTTTAGGGATAGTCTATTATTAGTATCTACCACTGCAACACTACCGCCCCTGTCATAGAGTTTATAGTAAGGTGTAGGGTCTAAGTCTCTACCGTCCTGTCCCTTTGCAGGTACTTGGGTGTTAGTATTACCAATCCACCAAACATTATCAACAATTCTAGGGGTAACACCTGCATCACCTTTCTGTCCTTGGTCTCCTTTATCTCCCTTCTCACCTTTCTCACCCTTACTACCTTGTGCAGGGATTCTAGTATCAGTACCACCAATCCACCAAGTACCGTTCTTAATCTGTGGTGTAGTGCCGTCTCTTCCGTCTTGCCCCCTAGCTGGTATCTTACTATCTTTATAAGTGTTGCTAGCCTTATCCCATATCATCCAAGTTCCACCAGATCCGATGTAAGGTGTACCACTAGCAGTTAGTTTAATTCTGTCTGCTATGTAGGATTCAAGTGTCTTTCCATTGTCTACCCTAAATTCACCGCTAAATATATTCTTACCTACACTGATTACATTTAGCCTATGTGTCTCTAGGTTGTAGTCATTGATTCCTTGGTACTGTACAATACTAGGGGCTACAACGGTCTTATCTAGGTAGCCTGTATTATACGCACTGATAATAATAGCTGCCTGTCTAGTGGTGTCAGTCCTATTACCTAACTGCACTATGTTATCCCCCTTCATCGGTTCACTCACACTAGCAGGGTCTTTATCTGTCTTGCTTAGGGTAATATAATTCCAACCGTCACTACTACCTGCCTCTGTACAAAGTCTCCAATAATACCTAGATTGTCCTGTATTGAAAGTCTGACATACTACAAAGTCACCTGCATTAAATGTCTGTGTAGTAGTAGTTTGGTTGTCTGTATTTTTCCACCAGCACTTATAATCACCGCTTGCAAGTACTTCTACCTTCTCAATAATAGCACTAGCAGGGGTAACTATAATCTGCCCTTGTGTTGCTTTTATCTCATCAACGCTAAGACTAAAGAAATGTGCTGCTTTAGTGACTGTCAGATTATCTACTACTATATCCTTACCTGTTAATCTCTCTGTATCTACTCCCTTAGCTGTCAACTGTTGGGTATTGTGTGTTTGAGTGGATAGGTCGGTTATAGTTCCTGTATCACTGTTTAGGTTTGTGGTGGTTAATGATAGGCTAGTATGTGAGGTAGTAGTTAGGTTAGTAATGGTAGAATCTGTTGCGCTAATACTTCCTCCAATAATAGTTGTATATTTTAGCTCTTGTCCTGTTACGCTATCAATTTTGCCAGCTTGCGTATTAATAGCCTTTGCACTAATACTACCGTCACTTTCGATATTACCAACTCCTAATAGGTCTCCGCTTATATCATGTCTTCCATCATATACTTGTCCCCAAAGTAAGTGAGGCTCAGGGGTACTAATCTGACCGCCTCCTAGTCCACCACCTACACCACTTCCACCACTGCCTGCACTTTCCTTTTTCTTTGCATAACTAACTATATCTATCATACTTCTATTAGTGTTATCCTCGCTGTTTTATTCCTTATGTCCCTACTTACTGACTGTACTAGGAACTTCTTACCTAGGGTCTTAGATTGATATGTACTTGTAAAATCTATCCCTGTGTCGTTCATTGTTACCTCTACTTTAAGTCTAGGCCTTGACATGAAATTATAATACTGACTAACGTAATGTTCCTCTGCCTTACCTGTCTCATCTAGCACCTTATTATATATGGTTCTCACTGGTAGACTTGTAGATGTATTAAAGACACTGTTTAGGTAGACTTCATTTTTAATACCTTTCTCAACTGCCTCACTACTGCTAAGCTGGGTGATAAACTTAAACTCTGTCCCATCATGCTTATTTATATACTTAGTCTGTGCTGCACTTGAGTAGATTAGGTCATTATCCTCAAAGGTTTCTAGTTTACCATTATCACTCACAATATTACAAGCAAAGTTTTTAATAATGATATTCTCTGTGTGTGCTAAGATATACCTACTATTACTTGTCCACTTAGTGCTCCTAAAAAACGTTGGGTGTCTTCTTACAATATTATCCCAAACTAACTGAATAGGTGCAAGTATCTTAAAACTAACTTTACCGCTTAGCCTGTCACTTTGTTTAATCGGTATTGCCGTTCCTTCCTTCTGGAGGTTCATAGTATAGTCGATTGTATTTTGTAGACTGTGTTCCTGTCCTACGATAAAGTCTCCTATTTTCGGGTTGATTCCGAGTGACATAGTGGTCTTATATTTAGTAGTGCCGTCAACGTCCTTATAGGTTAGGTCTGGTCTAGCTTTAATCTCATTAAGTGTTAACCATTCAAACCTACTATCACCGTACACATCTAAGACGGTTTCCACACAATACTTAGACCCTATTTTAAGTTCACATTCTAAGATTGGTAGTTTACTGAATTTATCTGTACTATCACCTACACTACTATACTCAAACTTTAATCCCTGTGCTGCCTTATCCTTAGTCCATGGTTGAAAATAACTACCTGTACTATTATATAATGGCCTGTCAGTATTAAGTCTTGCGCTATAATGTTTCCTAGTATAATACCTTCCTTCCTCATCAGACTTTACTAGGTTACTATCTAATCTACGAAGGTCAAATACATTATCTCTTTTAGGTGGGTCATAAAATGGTACAACCGCCTTATACTCTTTTCCCTGTGTCTTCCTAGCTCCATATTTAAGTATTTGGTCATAACTAGATACCCTACTAGCTCTACCTACACCACTTTCATATAAGATAGGCTGCATTAACAAGCTACCACTAAATACTAGGTAATTGGTCGTTTCACTGTCTGGGGGGCTAAATACACCACCTGACTTATTACCTACATATTCAATCAGTGGGGAACAGTCTCTAAGGTCATTGTCGCTAGGTTTATGTCCTTCTGCTGTGTCATTCTCATTACCACCTATACTAATTACTAGGTAGTTATCAGTGTCAATCTTACTAGTAGGGCTATTGTCTGTTGCCTTTGCTTTTCGCTCTACACTTCCGAGACTAAGCAGTGCAGGGGTGAGGGGATGTTCTCTTAGGTACAGTGCCACTTTATGCTGATTTATCCCTGTTCCGTTCTCATCAACCTCTAACATATCTTCACTCCTACGTAACTTCCATGTTGGGTTATACATAGACCTCATATACCAGTCTGTTTCTGTTAACGCATCGTATGTAGTTGGCTGTCCCTTTACTGCTGCATTAAAAGCCTCGTTTGCGCTTTTTCCACTACCTAAGCTACTAATCTCAGTGAGTATTAGCTGCTGTCCTTTGTAATGTGATTTTAGACTGTCTTCTGCTAAGGGTGATTCTATTATAGTATCTTGTCCTTCTAGGCTACAGGATAATTGGAACTGATTAACTACTTCACTTGTACTTAGGCTAGTATCGCTTCCAGCATATAATGAAGGATTGATTATAATAGACTGTGGCTGCTTACCTACTACATCACCTGTCTGTAAGTCTAACCAGTTTATAGTATTACCCTGTACTAGTGTGTCCCAATCATAGATATAAAAGTCTAACCCTACCTGTCTGATATGAAGATTAAGGTACTGCAGGACTTCTTTTAGTAGGTCTTCATTCGTCCAAGTGCTATCCTCGTCCTTACCAATTATGAACAACTCACTAATACTTAGCTCTTCAAATACTGTACCTTCCTTTCCCTTAGCTGTACCCTTAGACTGGTCATATAGTAATCTAGGCTTTTGGTTGTTGTTTAGGTTTAGTCCCCTTGTATCAAATATCCTACCCAAGACTTCCATAAAACTAGTACTACCTGCCTCTTGTACCGCCTGTCTATAGTTAAGGGGTACTATATTCTTGTAACTAGTATATTGAAGGGTGCTAAGAAAGTCTGTACAATTAAGGGTAAACTCATCAACACTACTATTAAATGGTTGGCTAAAAGTGGCTGGCTCTACATAACCTGCAAAAATACACTCACTTCCCTTCCAAATGTTTACTACTATGTCTCGAGCAGCACCTGTAAATAGTAAGTCACCTAAGTAATCAGATACAACTAAGTTAATAGTGGCTGATTTTCTTATTACGTGTTCTGTTATGTCTTCTATACTTTCTTCTATCTGTACAGGGTCAGCAGCAAAGTATAAACCGTCCTTGCCTATCTCCTTAACTGTACCACTACCACCACTCTTAATTATGACGGTTAGTAGTTCATCCGATAAGTCCCTAAATTCACCTCTTAATATCATAGTACTCTCCTTCCTGTCTTACTCTGAACCTTACTGTAATTACTTAGGGCTAGGTATAAATCACTACCTTTCACTCTTACACTACTTACACCTACACCACCGCCTAGGCCTGCTGTATTATTATCTAAGATTCTAAATAGGTTTCCTTGTTGTGTCTTGGTTAGTATCATTTCACCACTATTAACACGTGCTAGGTTATGGTCTCCAACTGTCTTACTACCTTGGAAAATACCACCCTGTGAGAATGATTGTAACTGTGAAATAGTCGAAATCATCACGGCTGTACCTGCTGCAATCGCTGCGACCCAACCGATTACGCCCAGTTTAGAATCTTGTGCGGAGGCTTGTGCAAAACCTAAGATTATCTGACCTATTGCCTGTAATACTAAACCTGCTTTGGCTGCTGCACTGTCTTGTCCTAGTTGTTGTATTGCTTGAGACATAAACACCATACTAGCACCTATCTTCTCACCGTCACTAGCCATCTTACTACCTAGGATTTGTTGTAAGGCTTTCGCATCCTCTAACATCCTAGTAATACCGCTATTCTCAAAACTACCTAAGCTATCCTTAACCTTTTGGAGTTCTTTCATACTATCTACTGACTTCTGTAGCTCCTCAGTAAGTTTAGTAAGTGCTGAAAAATCAAGTCCCTTAAGGTCTAGACTTCTACCTAGTTCCTGCCCTAACTGTCTAGCCTTGTCGATAAGTGGGTTTAGTAGCTTATCACTTGCATCTTTCTCATCCTTTTCCCTTTGGTCTAGTAGTTCTATATATCCATTGGCATACTTAGCCTGTATATTAGATATTGCAACCCGTTTCTGTTTCTCTAGCTGTTCGAGTAGTTCCTTATTACCGTGTGCCTTCTCTGCTAGGGTGTCATACTTCTTAGAAACTGCTGCTATCTCATCTGCTAAGTCTGCCTGTCTAAAACCTTCTATCTTAGTGTAGTAGTCGTCAATTAGTTTAAGCTGGTTGTCTAAAGCCCCTTGTGTATTGATTACATTACTCTTATCTGAGCCGTACGCATTTTTTAACTGTTCCTCTTCTGTCTTCCTACTACCCTTATTATTATTAGTGGTCTCAGTTTCGATAGTCTGTTTTAGGCTCTTTTGGTCGTCTGCTATCTTTTCTGCTTTCCGCTTTGCCTCTTCTGCTGCCCTCTGTGCCTTGGCTTGTGCTGCCTTCCTAGCTGCCTCTGCTTTTCGTGCTGCTTGTTCCTTGGCTCTCTGTGCTGCTTGGCTTGCTTTCTTGCTTTGTTGGGCTGTCTGCTCTCTCTGTCGTCTAAGTGCCTCTTCTAGATTGTTGGACTCATCCTCATATTCCTTACTACCCTTCTTAAATAGGGCTAGTTTCTTCCTATGATATATAACATCCCTGCTTAGTGATTGTCCGTGTTTCGCATTCTCAGCCTTATACCATTTATCTAGGGTTTCTTGTCTTGCCTTGGTTTCACGTTCTCTTGCTTCCTCATTCTGCTTAGCTAGTTCCTTGTTAGCAGCGTAATTATAATTCCCTATTACATCATGGCCACCTTTGAAAGCAGATATAGCGTTACTTGCAATCTTATCCCAATCTCCATTTATTGCATCCCTAACCATACCTACAAACATCTTAAGTGGCCAGATCATGTGTTCCCAAATTGCATTACCAACTCCAACCGCAATTACCTTAAATTTATTCCATGCTTGCGCTAACTTACTACTAGCACCTTCTGCCGTCTTAAAGCTATCTGTTATGTCCTCGAATTTCTGATACAGTGCTGCTACTAGGGAAATCAAGATACCTATACCTATTGCACTTAAGGCAACTCTTAGGGCTTTACTTGCTACTGTTGCTGCCCCTTGTGCTACTGTTAGTCCTCCTGTTGCTACTGTTGCCCCTTCTGTCGCTACTGTATTTGCTGCTGTGGCCGTGGTAGTTTCAGTTGTCGCTACTGCATTTGCCTGTTTAACAGTCGTATTAGCTGTAATTGCCGTTGTCCCTGCTACCTGTGTTGTTGTATTAGTAGCCTGTGCAGTAGTATTAGCTGAGACTGTAGTAGTTAGGTTAGATTGTTCAACCCCTACTAACCTTAAGAGTGCATGGTAAGCCCTGTATGTACCGCTTGACTGGTCCATGAAGGTATTTTGTAGCTGTGTGATACCATTCAGTACTGACATAGCACCAGCAAGTTTAGTAAGGGTTTGCTGTGCCTCCTCTGATTCAACACCAAACAGGGCCATACTACCAGCGACTGTCTGAAAAATTCCAATACCTGTACCTGCTACGTCTAGGGCTGCTGTAAGTCCTCTAGTGTCGTTTGCAAATTGACCTATAACCTGTCCTGCATCGCCCATAGCATCTTTTATAGCACCTGCCCTTTGGCTCATTTGTTGAAATTTCTCACTAGCAGGGTCTACACCATTGAGCAGCATATTAGCTAACTCGCCTTGGATTGCTTTTAGTTCCCTTTTGATATTACCGCTACCCTGCTTAAATACAGTCTCAGTATTACCTACTTCACTTTTTACTTTATCAATAATGGACTTAAACTGTTTATCATCAAGTCTTATTTTGGTTACTAAATCTTGTGCCATATTCCTTCGCTTTCTGTTTAAGTCTTTCTATGTCCTCCTTGGTTGGTAGTGGGTCTTTATCACCTGTACTACCTTCTAAGTTGTCCCATGGTAAGGGCATAAATTTCCGTGGGTTATTCTCTTTAGTGCCACCCATTACCTTGGCAGATGTAAAAATAGCCTGTCTCCCTATCTCCCAGTCATCCTGTTTAGCCCTGTACAGATTCTTAACTAGTACGTGTAATTCTAACATACTCATCCTGTCTAGTACATACTCGGGGTCTAGGTTGCCTTGGTAGACTAAGATACTAAATACATCTGCCATTCCTAGTTTTTTCCCTTATCCTCACCTTTCTTAGTGTCATCCTTACCCTTAAACTCTGCTTGTCTAGATAATTCCCTTTTCATGAACTCTGTATAGACTGTAAAAATTCTAGGGTCTTCATCTAGGCTGTCTAAGAGTTTATCAAATGTAAGGTCAGTGTCTTTATTACCTGCTAAGATACAACAATACAGGAATAGGTACTGGTCGCTGAGTGTATCTAGGCTAAATAGTTTATTAGCTGCTGCCTCAAATAACATCATAGCACGTACTGAGTAGACTAGTTTATAATCCTTGTTGTTAATAGTTACTGTATTCATGATTAAAAAATTATTGGGCTACCTACTACACCCTTGTTAAGTTTGGATATAATAGGTATAGCCCTGTTTCATTATTATTTCTTTTATGCTGTTGCCACCTTCTTAAGCGCACCGACACCTGTAAAAGTAGCAGAAAATGTAGCGTTATCCTCATTTGGTGCTGAACATTCTAAGGAGGTAATTAATACCTTGCCTGTATATGTGCCTGTAGTTGAAGGAATCCAACCGCCTTTAGTTACCTCATCTGCCTTTGTCTTATAATTTTTTTCGAGTGCAAAGACTGCATCTATTGGGGTCTGTGCTGTCATAATATCAAATAGTGCCTCAAAGCCTACACCTTCACCATCATTTGACATTAGATTTTCTGTTGACATTTCCCAACTAATTTTACCTGCCTGTGCTGATACCCATTTACCGCCAGAATCTTTACTAGTAGTTTCTGTAGTATCTTGGCTAATAGATAGACTGTGACTAGTTGCAAAAGCGATAGACTTTCCATTAATAAAAAGCATTAGGTCACGTCCTTTGGTTACACTTGCCATATTATGTTATTTGTATTTTATATTTACTGTTATACTAAGTAGCTGTAGGAATGTATCTTCCCTGTATTCCTCGCTAGTGTCTTGTAGTTCTAGGTCTGTTATTTCAAGTCCCCCTATAGTTCTACCTTGGCTTGCTAGTAAGACATCTATTACCTTACTGCATATCCCTAGCCCCTGTCTATAATCACTACTAGCTACTATAAAAGACATTCTAACCCGTGTATCAAATACTAGCTTATCTTTATTAGTGCTAGGTGTTAGTCCGTCCCTTCGATAAACAATGAAAGGGAAACTAGTACCTTTATCAGCGACTAGTGGAAATATTTTACTTCCTACTTGCCTACTTATTTCCTCGTCTTGTAGTAGGATAGATTTAACTACCCTACCTAATTCTAAACTCTCCATTACTTCTTATTCCATATCTTATCAATAGACTCAGAAAATAACCTACCCATAGAGTCCTCAACTTCTGACATCTTAGCCTGTACAGTGGGTTGGAAAAAACTATGTCGCTTATGAACACCCCTACTAGCACCTGCCTTAGTACGTCTCAACTGTGTACCAAGTTCCCAAAATTTTAAGCGAAAATCAGCCATGATATGCACCTTAGCTGTATCACTATCCCTACTAGGCTTACTATACTTGATACCAGACTCTAGCGTTTTACCATTCCACCAGTTAGGACGATTATAGCCCTTGGTTACTGTTCTGAGACTCTGCCTAGCTGCCTTAACTAGAATATCACTACCTTTCTTTAGTGCAGTGTTTTTAGCTTTGGTCTGTTCACGTCCTGTTAGCTCTGTAAACTTCTTAACAAGTTTTTCCGCCCCTGTTAGTTCTAAGTTGTCGTTATTCATTGATTAGCTCTGTTTCTATTACCTTCTTCTGTTGGGCTGGTACTGGAATGACACTTAAGACCCTGTACTTCTTATCCTTGTACATAATATAGTCTGTGTGTTCCTGTATATTAACGTACTGCCAAACTTCAAAAGTAACTTGATAGGTATAGACTAGTTCTTCGTTTACTACACCTCTCTCGCCTGTCTTATAACCTACATTAGCTCTAGTAGTTGTTAGTAGGCGGTGTTGATTAGTAGTACCTCCGAAATCGTCTTGTATAATATCTGTCCGATAAATTGCTATGGTGTCTCTTAGTAGTCCTGTTCTCATTGCTGTACCTTATCCTTTCCGCCTGTGTACTTCTTACTATAGTTCTTGTATAGGTCTAGTAAGTATGTAAGACTATAGGGTAGCTCTGAGTGACTACTAAAAGCAATTGATTCACGGTTAGCATAAAAATTAGCAGTTAGAATTAATACCGCTTGTTGTAATGTGGGAGGTAATGTTGTCCTCCCACTAGCTATTATGATATTTTCTAACTTATCATCTATATGTCGTTCTACTGCTAATTCCGCTGCTTGTTCTAGGTCACACAAATACTCATCGTCTTCATGGAAACTAGAATCAATGTTTAGATGTTTCTTTAGTTGCTGTAAGTTTACGTACATATAGAAACTTAGTTAACCAATTAAGCGAACTTACCAAACTGGAAAGCCTCTGGTCTGATAGCTTGGCAGTCCCAGTAAGAATTAATTACCAATCTTACACATCCATTTACTGCTTGGCTATAAGAATCTACGGTAATATCAAGTGAGCCAAACTGTGCCAAAGCTAGGTTAGTCCAATCAGCTACAATAAAGTGCTTATCTTTCATGTTACCTGTAGAAAGTACTGTAGCACCGTCCAAACTGTTATCTACATACGCTAACTGCATACCCTTTCCCTTGGTCATATCCCTAAAGTTTGCACGTACACTTGGAGACACTACATAGCTTACAGGATTTAATACGCCTGCTGATTCTACTGCTGCCTCAAGTTTACAAATATCCGCAAATGTTGCAACGGCTGTAGGGGTCTTACCTGCCATCAAACCGCCCGGATTAGAAACTGTGCGTGCATCAGCTGAAAGGATTGTAGCCTCTAGCTTGCTTGTGATTGCTGCTATAATATCCTGCCTAATTGCCTCCTCTACTGAAAGACTATCCTGTACTAAAAGCTGCTTACTTAAGTCTACAAAACAAGTAAGGCGGTGAGGTGTCAATGTCACATTATCAAAAGTAGGCGCACCATCTACAGCCTGTCCTACCTCATTCTGCCAACCTACATTAGAAGGGCTGAGTCTAGGAATCTGAACATTACCAGACAATCCTGTCATAAACTTTGCACCACTTTGTACTAGTACATTCTTAGCACGCAAAGCAGGCTCAATAGCCATTAAGTTAGTACCTACAATATCTGAACCCTCAGCAGTAACAGACACTGCAGCCCTCTTCTCAAATGGGATATAAAGCTGACCTACTGTATTAAGACCTGCCTGTCTCATCTCCTTTACACCCTCATTGCAGATTGCCTGTGTGATAGGGTCTAAGTTTCTGTTTTCTGCTACATTTCTAATAGCCTTGAGTAAACTAAATCTCTGTTCTTTCATCGTATTAATATTAATATGTTTGTGTGTTCGTGCTGAGCGTGTCTCTATATCTTCCATATCTTCACCCTCAACATCGTTATCTTTGTCCTTATCCTTATCCTCGTCTACTACTTCCTCATCAGACTTCTCTACAGTTTCTTCTACCTGTACTTCTTTCTCGTCCTCTAAGTCAGTGTTTTTCTTTTCTACTTCTTCCTGTGTTGGTACTTCCTTATCTTCCTGTACCTCATCAGTCTTCTCTACAGTCTCTTCCTGTAAGTCTTTCTCTTTTTCGTCCTGCATTGTTTTTTGTTTTTCAAGTTCTTCTAGTGCTCTCTTACTTACAGTTGTCTCTTGATAAGCTGGCTGATATACAGGGCTGACATCGTACAGTGCCTCGACTACATATATATCCCTGTACTGCACACCTTCTACTGTGTACCACTTCTCACTACCTTCATCTAGGCTAACTGTGAAAGCAAAGCTAGAGCTATCAATTTCACCTCTTTCTAGATGTTCTAAAATTTCATTACCTAAGTCTGTCTGTGGTGCAGTAAAACTATACTTAAGTCCTCGTTCGTCTATTTCTAGTTTCAAACTACCTTCACCATATTTAGACCTAGCTAGTACCTTGGTTGAGTCATGATTAAGGAGGCAAAATACATCAGACTTTTTAATAGTATCGTCCGTAATTGCACCCTTCATAATACGTTCCCTAAATCCTAGGTCTTCTGAAACGCTTTCAAACACTACTGCATAGCCTGTAATATTCCTAGAATCTACCTGTACTTCATTACTAATAGCCCTAATTTCTAAGTTATTCCTGTTTTTCATCTTCTGTATTATCGGTTAGGTTAGTTTTAGACACGTCATTATAGGCTAGGTTGTGGCTGTCTCCATTCTCAACAGGGTTATATCCTAGCTGTTTTCTTACTTCGTTTATACTCAAAACTCCCATACTAAGAAGACTGTTATAGTACCCTGCTAATTCTGCCTTGTTCGTTCTCAGTATTGCAGTTTCATCTAAGCCTAATTCTAATCCAGTACCGCCTGTTAGTTTCCTGTTCAGTTCCTCCTCTATCATCACAATATAGGGGTTAAGTGTGTAAGTAAGGTATTGTAAGTTAGATTCACCAACACTACTATAACTACTTTTGCTTAAGTCGCCTAGTAATACAGGGCTGATATTAAAGAAACGTGCAATATCAACTACACTAAAATTTCTAGACTCTAACATCTGAGCGTCTGAGCCGTTAATACTGATAGGCTGATAATCCATATTTACAGGCAGCACAACTACACCGCCTCCTTGATTACCTTGCCCAAATGTAGACCGCCAATTAGTAGATATTGCCTGCTTTTGTTCCTCACTTAGATTACTGTGTACCTTGATTATACCGTTTAAGTTGCAGCCATTACTAAAAAAATTCTCTGCTACCTGCTCTGTTTGCTGTGCGATATTGAGACTTCTAGCTGCATGACTCAGAACACTAATACCCTGTACACCGTCAACTGAGTACCTAAGAAACTGTAGAATCTCACTAGGTTGTATCTGTCTAGCCCCTATGTATGAACAGGTATAGTAAAGGGTGTTATCTTCCTTCCTATAATTACACTGTACATCATCAGCTGGTAAGTATCTAAGTCCTACTACATCCTTACCCTTTTTCTCAATCAGTACATAAGCGTTACCCTTTAATAGGACTGACTGTACTATATTCTTAAGTAATGTATAGCGTGTCATCCGATTATTGGTAAAGATGTCATAAAGTGGGTGTTTGTCTAGTAGGTCTGTTCCCTTTGTATTCTTTGCCTTGACTTGAATAGGTAGGGTAGCAATGGAATCACTAATTAAGTTAACAGCTGAGTAGACCGCACTAAGACTCATAGCACTGCCTGACTGATAACCAAAACCCCACCCTAGACTTTCTGATAAGTTAGGGTTATAAAAGGGTTGGCCTCGTTTTTCTGGCTTGTCCCTACTTATATTTAATCCTAGTATTTTCATGGTTAAAAATTAAATCCTGTTATTTCGTTATTATATCGTGGCTGTTCTAGGTACTTACCTAGTGCGTTTAGAGTTGAGTGTACACCGTCTATCTTACGTTCGCTGTTATTATTCTGCTTGACTGGCTTAATATTACCGTTACTGTCTTCCATAATCTCACAATTTCCAAACATCCAACTAGTAATTAAGTTCTTATCTAGCTTAAGTGTCCTATTACGTGCTATTAGTTCTAAATGTCTAGTCGGTCTATTCATGCTGCCTACTGTTTGGCTGTATGGTTGGCAGTTAAATCCTAGTTCTGTTAGCTTAATAATTGCCATTGTACTCTGCCATTGGTCATAAGAAATACACTCAATAGGTATAGTCTTGTTAATAGCCTGTATATCCTCAATTACCCTGTTATAATCTACTACATTGCCTTCTGTGACATTCAGATAACCTAGTCCTTGCCAAAATTTATACTTATCCCTGTTGCTACTCTCTTGCAGGGCAGATTCTGGTAGGTAGTACCAAGACTTAGAGTAGATTATATTGTCGGTTGGTATTACTAAGGTCATTGCTGTTATATCACTTGTACTACTAAGGTCTAATCCTAAGTAGCCTGTACACCCTTGAAATATTGGGTCTTGTAGGTCTATAGGTGTCATTGAGTCCTGTATATATCTACTAGGAATCCACTCACCCCTTTCATTACTGCACCAGATATTCATTAACTTAGTCTTATAGTTAGTGAGTAATAAAGGGCTATTCTTTGCTTTCCTTAGTTCAGATTGTAAGTAAGACTCAGTAACAGTAATATTTAGATTTGGCTGACATTTTACCCAGTTCTTAGGGTCTTCTATGTCATCTTCCTTGTCTAGGGTATAGATAGCTGAAAATATACTATCATCTTCTGCCTTACCTTCCAAGATATTTATAAATGTACTTCTAAGTTGGTAGCATGGATTAGACATATCAAAGCCTGCTGTAGTAATATAAAGCATTAGGGGCTGAGTTCTCATACCTACGCTGGAGGTGAGGACATTTGCAACTGAACTATTTTTCGCTGCATGAAACTCATCCAGACAAAAACTGGAGCAATTCAAACCGTCCAACTTGTCCGCATCACTACTAACAACCTTCATAGTAGACTTAGTAAGGGGAAACTTAATAGAATCCCTGTAATAATTAAAGTACTTACCCTTCTTGTCTATGCTACTAATAAAGTTCTTAGACATCGTAAAAGCTAGCTGTGCTTGTGCATAGGAATTAGCTGCGAAAATTACTTGACTTTCACACTCACCGTCAGCGATGAGGTGATATAACATTAAACCTGCTGCTAGTGTAGACTTTCCACATTTTCGGGCTACTTCTATATAGACTTCCCTAACGACCCTAGTATTATCTGAACACCACTTAAAGCCGTATATACTTGCTACTACCCATTTCTGCCATTCCTGCAATACTAAGGGTTTACCTGCAAATTTACCTGTAGACTGTGGTAGCTTTTGTAAGAAATTAACTACCTTATCTACACTTTTTGAGTCAAAGTACCTATCTTCTTTATCAAACCAACTTAGAAATCTAGAACAAGCAAGACGAACATACTCACACGCTACTACCTTACCTTCTATGACATCCCTAGCATAAGATTTGTACTTCTCATCTATCATTGTGTTATCCTAGTATTAAAGGGTCTGGGTAATTCTGTTTGTAGTCGTATGCTAGTACTTCCTCCCTATTAGTAAGTCTTTTAACGGCCTCTATATGAGTTTCTGTACAGTTTAAGCAGTCAGTAGCGTATATTTCAATGAGTCCTAATAGCTGTCTCCACTGTGCCAAAGGATAGGTAAATGTGTGACCGTGATAAATTTTAGTCATTGTCTCCTTACCTAGTTGTTCATGTGCTAGGAGTGCTGCATATAAGATACACCTTTCCTGCTTATCTAACCACATCTTAAGGCTGCCTACTTGGAACTGATTAATACTATCTGAACTGTCGTAAAATCGTATGTCATTAATCTTCTGTTCGATTGCTGCCTGTAGTAGTTCTTCCTCTGTTGGCTCTTTGTGTTCCTCTGCTATGACTTCCTCTAGTTGGTCAGTAGTTGGGGTTTCTTCTATTACTTGCCATCCTGCTTGTACTAGTTCTTCCTCAGTTGGGTTAATGATTGTCTTACCGTCTAATTCCAAGTAACCGTTAAATTGGTGTCCTTCTTTAATATATCTTTTCATACCTTATAATGATTGACTACCAAACTCTAATACTGTACCTAAGATAGTAACAGTGTAGATATGATTTGGTAAGATAATAAATGTACGTGGTAGTTTAATGTTAGATGGTAGACTTAATCTAGGTACTGTCTGTCCTGCCTTAAAACTAAATCCGTACTCATCTAGGAAAGGACTGTTAGAGGCTGGCTGTAGGGTGATATTTAGACTTTCTACCTCTTCCCACACATGAAACTCACCGCTCCTAATTGTTACGTCTGTCTCTGTAGGTTGGTGTCTTACTTCCTTACTTCTACCGTCTACACCGTTTCTACCATCCTGTCCTTTCACATATAGGTCTGTCTTCTTTGTAGTTCCTGTCGTCCTGTCGTAATTATATACATAGTAATCACCACCGACATAAGGACATTTAGTAGTTAAGTCTGCCTGTATTTCTGTCAACCTACTATCAACCGTTCCTAGTTTCTGTGTTACCTTAGTGTTTACATCCTCTAAAGCACTATCAACCGTTCCTAGTTTTTCCTGTGCTGACCTTGTTACATTGTCTATACCTTCCTTTATCTTCTCACCTAACTTACCGCTAACAGTATTTTCTATCCTATCACTAACATTACCTAGAGTCTCAGTGTCAGATACCTCTAAATCACTGTCTATAAAGTATTCTGTGGTAATTAGTCTATCTAGTCCTGTGGTGGGATTATTTACCTTGTAGTTCAGAACACCCCTACCCATATATTGAAGGTGAGGCCACGATAGAAACATATAACCCTCATCGTCTGTAGCTGTTAAGATAGTGCCAAACTTAGGATTAACTGTAAAGAATGTAACTTGTCCTCCTAGCTCGAATCCTTGGGGCTTTATTCTCAACTCGCTGCCCTTGTATAAATGTTCCATTTTATGATGTAAGTTTAGTTATGAAATCCTCTGCACTAAGTTCCTGTTCCCCCTTCTCTGGCTTATCCGCTATCTTACTACTTGCTAAGGGTGATAGTCCTAACTCTTTCACTACCTTTAATATCTGTATCTGATAGGCTGTTTGGATTTGTAGTAAGGGGTGTTTATTTGGATTACCGTATCTATCTAGTATCAGCAGGCCATCCTTCTTAATTCTTTCCTTACACTGATAAAACATATCTAGTGACTCAGATAGAAGGGATAGGGCTGCTTTCCATTCATTCTTAACCTCCCCATACTCAGACTCAAGATATTTATAGGCGTTGTACATATATTCCTGTACTGACTCCCTAACATCTGGGTATAGGTTTTGTATCTTTTTCTTTGTTATCATTGTTTTTCCTGTATTCTTTGGTCATTAAACAGATAGTGGGAAACTGCATAGAACATATTAACTGCATAACTATTACCTGCCTGTTTATAGAGTTGTGTATCACTTACCCCTGCCTGTCTAGCTAGGTCTACATCGTGTCCTGTAAATCCTTGTAACTTAAATGACTCAGTAGGTGTAATTCTTCTAAGTGGCTCTGTGTGATAGTCTGGGTTGGGTTTCCTAGTACCTGTGTTAATGTAATGATGTGTATAGTAGTTTTCCATTCCTGCCCTTCTATCAGATTTGCAGGTTAAAGTTGCTGCTATCTGTCTATCAAATTTTGGCTTAGTGGTATAACTAGTATTTTCTCCCAACAGATAAGCCCTGTATGTTGGACTAGTTGAGGTGTTATACTTAGGGTCTACCTTTTTATCTAATATATTCAATACCTCAGACTGATTATTTATGCTCCAATCCTTCCTGTAGTCCCTGTTAAATACGTCCCTTACCTTAGTTGATGTGAAGGTAAAGTTAGGCAGGTCTAAGGTGGTGGCATAAATTATAAGCCTGTTTCTATTCTGGGCTAACTTAAAATCTGCTGCATTAAATAAATCCCAGTATACAGTGTAGCCAAGTTTAGATAGGCTTGCTTGAATTGTCCTAAATGTGTTACCCTTGTCATGTGTTAATAGCCCCTTTACATTCTCTAAGAGTACAAAAGGGATAGGCTTGTGTTGTTTCTTCTTGACTTCTAGGATATGTACTATCTCATTATATAGTGTTCCTCGTGGGTCTAGAAATCCTGCCCTTTTGCCTGCACTACTAAAAGTCTGACAGGGAAAGCCACCAGTTAAAATATCTATATCTAAGTTCCTAGTTATGTAGTCCTTAGTTTGATTCCATGCTATTAAGTCACCCATTGCTAAACTATACTTACTGCTTGGGTGTATTGCTTGATAGGTCTTCACTGCGTGCTTATCTATCTCACTGTAGGCTATGGTTGGTATCTCTAAGCCACTGTCAATGTATAATAGTTCTGCTGCCCTACTAAAGCCTCCAATACCTGCAAAAAGTTCTAAGTGGTTTAGTCGTTTCATATCCTTTCAATTATTACACGCTTATAGATTGTCTTCTCACCTAGCTTTGGATTATTCAACCTATCAACTATCCTAAATTGACTGCTACTACTACAGTGCTTAGTCAGAAAATTAACAGGAACACCCATTAAACCGTTATAGTCGCTTGGAATGTCCTTTACTTTATTCACATTTATAGCTGGATAATTACTGTAGGTTGGATAGTCAGATTGGTTATAGGTTGCTGTTAGTACTAGTTCCTGTCTTTCTACTGGCAGCGTTGTAAACCATGATGTACTGCCTAAGTCTTTAACTGTACCGTCTGGAATTACATAGTACCTAAGTGTTGTGTAACCTAATCTAATCTGCCCTGCCTTAAACATTGGAAAGATGTTATTATAAGTCACTGCATTTATACAACCTATTACTATAAAGTCCTTGTCCTTGATTGTATCT